GTTCTTATAGGGAATGCGATTCTAACTATCAAAACAGCTATTTCTAGTTTAGTAGAGGCTGTTAGATTAGCTTTAGGCGGAGATACATCTCAACTAGGGCAGATCTTCATGACAATTATGCCTACACTGATAGGAATGCTACTTGGTGGGTTACCTGCATTACTAATTACAGCATCTCATTTTCTACCTACAATCGTGAACGGTATCAACACAATGTTTCCTAACTTCTTAGCAACTGCAGGCAGTATCTTGCTAAAGTTTGCAGAAACAATAGTTGGAATGCTTCCTACAATATTGCAGATAGGTATTGATATAATTTCTAAGTTAGTAGATGGATTAGTCACGGCACTTCCTATACTCATACAAATGGCTATAGACGTAATTGTTAATGCTACAAACGCTCTAATGAATGCAGTTATTGCAATGGCCCCGTCATTAATTAATGCAGGTTTAGACATGATTATGAGTATCTGCAAAGGGGTAGCGGACAATCTACCTAAAATTTTAGAAATGGCTCTTAAAATCATTGAAATGCTTCTAACAGGTATCAATAATATGTTACCTAAAATCATAGAAGCAGGGATTAAGATTTTAACTGAATTGATTAATGGTATAGTGCAAAGGTTCCCTCAATGGGTGCAAATGGGCTATGACATGATGAATAAGTTTCTAGATTCAATCATTAAGCACTTACCGCAAATTCTGCAGACCGGTATTGATATTCTTATGAAACTTATTGACGGTATCGTTAAAGTCCTTCCTAAATTGCTAGACGCTGGGCTTAAAATGATTATCCAATTAGCAAAAGGATTAGTGGATAATTTCCCTACGATCCTAGAAAAAGGGATTCAAATAGTAGAGTCTATCATTAGAGGTATCATACGAGCTCTTCCTGGTCTTCTAAAGAAAGCATGGGAATTAACATGGGAGTTCATTAAAGTGATTGTAGCTAACTTGCCACAAATCCTAGAGACAGGTGTTAAGTTACTTATCGCTTTAATTAATGGTATCGTGAAGACTGTAGGTCGTTTATCTTCTACGATTATCACTGAAGTTATTGGAGCTATCCTTAAATGCTTCAGTAACGCAGGTACAATGCTTAAAGACATCGGCAAAGACATCATCCAAGGTCTGATTAATGGTATTTCCGGAATGGTCGGGAAAGCTGTATCTGCCGTAAAACGTGTAGCAAGCAGTATCAAAGATGGAATCGCGGACTTCTTCGATATTCATTCCCCGTCTCGCGTAACTTATGCGATGGGTGAATTTGTTACTGAAGGACTTGCTAATGGTGTTGTTGGTATGACTAAATATGCGGTTAAAAAAGCACGTACATTAGCCGAATCTGTATTAGATGGATTCTCGTCACTGAAGGATGATATCGTTATGGGTGATATCGTCGGTGGTGATATTGATAACGCAGCTCTGAATTCCGCATTTTCAAGCTCTAAGAGATTTGTGAACGATATGATTAACGTTAATCCTACGGCACAACAGGCTGCTTATATAGCACCTAAACAAGAGAGACAAGTTAAAACAAAGCCTCAAGATAATAATCAGAGCAATCAAAATAACACGTACATCGTAATGGATAAAAAGGTTGTTGGAGAAGTATTAGCACAACCTGTAGAAACTACGAATAACAGACGAAAGCAACGTCTTGCGCAATTTAAACCAACTGTAACACCTTCCTTTTAACTAAGGGAGGTGTTTTTTATAGATGAAATAGGAAGGAGATAGTCAAATGTCATCAGGTAGTTTTTCATTTAATGGAATACGTAAAGACTACATCTTTATCTTAATGGGATTTAACCGACCTGCATGGTCTCCTGTTGAGAGAGATATCTTAAAGGTTCCTTCTAAAGCAGGGGGGTATCTCCTACAAACGAATACAAATGTAAGAACAATAGAAGTCCCTGTCATTATTAGGGCGGGTAGCCAAAGCGAAATGCAGAAGATGAAAGAAGATTTAGCGGATTGGCTTGTGACAGATCAACCTTGCGAATTAATTTTTGATGATGAACCAGATCGCACATACATGGCTGTAATTGATGGTGGAGCAGATATAGATGAATTAATTTTTAGAGGAAAAGGAAAGATTAGATTTGTCTGCCCTATGCCTTATAAATTAGGGGCTATTAAAACAGAAGTTATGCTGGTGCAGAATCAAGAATTAAAAGCGACCTTTGAAAATAAGGGAACAGTAGGAACAAATCCTATTATCGATATAGAAGTGGCAAACCCTAGTCCATTCTTGGATGTATGGAATGAAGACGAATATTTTAGGCTCGGTTATCCTACCGGAGTTAAAACTCGTGTAGTAAAACAAGACGAACGCCTGATATGGGACGAAATGAATAGTTTAACACCTTGGACAGCTGTAACTGGTCAAATAGGGATTTATAAGAGTTCAGGAGCAATGAAAGTATGGCAAGGATATGCTTTTACACCTGAATCATACGGAACAGGAACTGATACTGAGTGGCATGGTCCCTTTATGAAACGAACTATCCCTAATACAAGTGGTGTTATTCAAGACTTTAGACTTGATGTGCAAATGCATTTTCAATCTGGTCATTGGAGCCGAATGGGGAAAACGGTAGTAATGCTTTTAGATGCTAACGACAATGTAATAGTTGAACTAGCAATGGCTGATGAGTATATGAGTCATGAAATGACAACCGCACAAGCAATTATTGATTCAGGCGGTTCTAGAAAGTGGATTGCTGACGAAATGGGGATGTCTTCTGATACATTTAATAATTTCAGGGGTCATGTTTCAGTAGCACGCAGAGGTAAAGAGTGGAGTTTCTATTTTGCTAAGTATCGTAAAAATACCGAAATAGATGATGCTAGTTTTGTCCAAACTTGGAGAGATGAGTCCGATAGTAACCCCATGACTTCTAGACCAGTCGCAAAGGTAGCTGTAGGATGTATCGCTTATGGTCCTCATTCACCAGCGGAAATAGCATTTATTGAAGATGTGAAGTTTTGGAAGATTAATACATTAACGTTAGATGAAACGCCTTATATTTTTGATGTAGGGGATAAAGTCCAGATAGATACAGAGAGATCACTAGTAACAATAAATGGAACAAATGCAATTGGATTAAAAGACATCTTTAGTAGATTCCCTACTGTAAAAAGAGGTCGGAACGATATTATTATACGTCCATCTAACATAGGGACAGCGCGAATTGTTTATAGGGAGAGGTACAAATAATGAAGAAGGTAAGCGGAGATTTACACATTGTGGATTTTAAAACAAAGCAAATTATCGCTACTATTCAGCCGGCGGATTATTTCGATGATCTAAGACACTGGGAGATCAAAGATAACGTCGACATACTGGACTTCAAATTATTAGAAGATTCTCCGTTTCTAGATTATATCCAACAAAAGAATTTGATATTAAAAGAAACGAATCCAGGTGTTATTACTCCCTATGTAATCACTTCTATCGAAAAAGACTCTGAAGCTCACAATTTTACTATCTATGCATCAGGTGAGTGGATTTTACTTGATAAAGAGGTTCCTTTGACACCGCGAGAGATTAAAAGTTGGAGTGCCAAACAGTATTTAACGTTTGCTACTAGTCATACTGATTGGGAAGTTGGGTTTATCGAAGCTGTAGGGAATCGCTCGTTTAAAATAGAAAAACCCATGAGCCCTTTGCAATTCATTCAGCAAATCGCAACTCTCTTCGACAACATTGAAATCCAATACAGGATAGAAATCGGAACAGGAAAACCAAGAAGATTCATCGACCTTGTTAAGAAGCGTGGTAGAGAAACAAATAAAGAGGTTACACTTGGTAAAGATTTAGTAGGAATCAAGCGTATAGAGAACTCTGAGAACATTATTACGGCATTAGTCCCGTATTATATAGGACAAGATGCAGATGGAAACGACAAGTTAATCACTATCGAATCAGTTAATAACGGAGTTCAATATATTGTTGATGAAGCAGCGTTTCAACGTTGGAATGTGAACGGGAAGCACCAATTTGGATTTTACACACCGGAATCTGAAAAAGATGAACTTACTCCGGCCCGATTGTTAACATTAGCCAAAACGGAGCTGAAAAAGCGCGTTTCTACAATCGTAACTTACGAAGTGAATTCCGTTGACATATCTAGCGTATTTGGGTATGAGCATGAGGATGTTAGAGAAGGAGACACAATCCGTATTATCGACGAAGGTATGACGCCGACTCTTTACCTAGAAGCGAGAGCTATTGCAGGAGACAATTCCTATAAGGATAAGCATCAAAACAAGCACACATTTGGAAACTATGTAGAAATAGTCAACCAAGATGAAGCGTTGCGAAGATTGTATCAAAAGATGCTTTCCATGATTAATGACAAAGTATCGAAAGAATGGTTTGCTGCATTAGAAGAAAAAGCAAATGATACAGCTAAAAAGGCGAATGAAGCTGTTGAAGAATCGAAAACAGCTAAAGATTTAGCTACTGCTACAAAAGATTATATGGATCAAAACATGGTCGATATTATAGAAAGTGTTTCTCCTCCTATCGCGGGTCTTAAACCAAATAAAACGCTATGGCGTGATATTAGTGGTGGTAAGCCTGGTATTTTGAAAATATGGACAGGTGAAGCGTGGGATGTTGTCGTTCCGGATGTCGAGGAAGTTAAAAGGGATCTTGAACTCACTAACGAATCCATGAAGTCGAAAATCTCTGAAAAACAAATGCAAGATTATTTAGGTGGTTTAGGCAGTACAAATATTCTATTCAATTCTGCATTTGAAGATAGAGAAATTAACCCAAGTTCTGGTGTGATTATCTCTAGAACCCCAAGCCTTAGTAAGTGGAGCGTGACAGCTACTGCAGGAACAGCGGTTACACCTACAACATCCAAAAGACATGATGGGTATAATTCTGTTCAGATTCAAGCTACAGGGTTAACAGGGAACGTTTTTACAGGAATAAGCCAGATGACTCCTGTTGCATCTAACTCAGGGAAAGTAGTGTTATCTGCATGGGTATTTACAAATAGTAAAGATAGCTTAGATCAAGATGGATATTTGGAAATTAAGTTTCGAAATGGATTAACTGTAGTTGCTACTGCGAATGTAACTTTAAAAGATAAGTTAACTAATGGCGTATGGACATTTATTTCTGTTACTGCTGATGTACCTTCAAGTGCTGTTACTCATGCTGAAGCTTGTATAGGAATAAATAAAAACGGCCTTATTTGGGCTTCTCAACCACAATTTCAACAAGGTGAGAACCCTTCAAGTTTCATGGAAAACCCTAAAGATTATGCTAACTACGACCAACTTGTTGGAGAGATTGCAAAAAAAGTGGCTACTTCTGAATTCGACTCTAAGGTATCTACTATTGAAACCAGTATAAATCAACAATCTGACCGCATTAATCTCAAAGCAGAGAAAAATGATGTTTACAATAAAACAGATTCTGACGGACGTTTTGGAAGTAAAGCTATAGTAGATAATCACACTTCACAATTATCTTTAATGAGTGATGAGATTAACTTGCGAGTTAAAAATAACGAAATTGCATCTACGATTAACCAAACTGCTCAATCCGTATTAATTCAAGCGAGTAAAATTTATCTTGATGGTTACATTGAAGCAAAACACCTTAAAGCACAGACATTGCAAGGTGTTACAATCCAAACTGCTCCTGCGGGTTCAGGCGCCAATCATATTCGTTTAAATGCACAGAATTTAACTGTATACGGTGGTGGACGTAGTAGAGGTTATTTGGGATTCATTGAGCGTACAGATGGGAACATTCAGTCCGCTTTAATTCTTGGTAATGATTATGAGACGACAGGGACGTTAAATGGATCATTAGTAATTGACCAAACTACAATAAATTCAAACGTATTCACTAACTCAGTAGCTTCAATTGGGATTGCTACAGGTCGTAATGGAAATGACGTCATTAAATCTTCCTATATCAATTTCTACAGATATGATGGAGCAATGCAAATTAACTCTATAGGCGATATGAGTTTAACTAATACAAACGGTAACATCTCTCTTACTGCTAGTTCCACAGGTGGTACTACAGGTTTTATCACCTTGAGTTCTTCTAAAGATATCAATTTGACCGCTAAGCGTGGCTACTTTAATTTTTATACAAGTGATAACAAGTCATTCCCTGCAATGACAATTAAAGACTTAGCTCCAACTGCTCAAGGAGATGTAGATTTTACTTTTGCAAATCAGATCATGTTTAGAATGGCAAGGCATCCTGACTATGTAGGTGAAGGATTACAGATTAAAAGTGCGACAGGTGACGCCTTCCGAGACATTAAGCTAAGAACACTACGAGCTACTGAAAATATATCTGCTACAGGGCGTATGTGGGCGCAAGAATTTATCCCCAATTCTTCTCGTACGCTTAAAATGGACATAGAAGACCTTCCATTCTCTGCTTTAGATAAAATCAACTCTGTAAACATCAAACAGTATCACTTTATAAGAGATGTTGAACGCTTCGAGTCAGGGGAGTCTATTACACTTCCAATTAATTACGGTATGATTGCGGAGGACACTGACGATGTATTCACCACACCACAGAAAGACGCTATAAAACTTTATAGCTCTGTTGCAATTTCTATTCAAGCAATACAAGAAGTTGACTTTAAAGTTGAAAATCTTCAATTTGACCACGGTATGTTGAAGCAGGAAGTTGACACTCTTAAAGAACAACTTGAAGCAGAAAAACTTGAGAAGATTTCAATGAAAGCTGAAATTGATGAATTAAAGGTATTAGTGCAACAATTACTAAACAAATAAACCGAAACAACAATTAATAAATGAGAAACCAGAGCAGCCATAAGCTGGTCTTTTTTTAATTTACAAAAGGAGTGATCCATTTGGCAGAACTATTAAAAGTAAGAGAAATAACAATTGACACAATGCAACATAAAGATTTCGCCACAAAAGAAGAAGAACTAAAGGTAATGCGGTTTTATCAGAATGATTTAAACTCTGCCAAGCTATTAATCAATGTAACTCATGACAAAGTAGTTACGGATTTCTCGACAGCTACAAAGGTACAAATTGCATTTTTAAAGCCTGATGGCAAGAGAGTGTTCCAAGATGTACAGAATGTAAATCAAATGCAAGGTAAGTATTATGTAGTATTAAGCGCACAAACACTTATTGCCTACGGAAACGTAGTTGCGCAATTAAGGTTAACCTTCCCTGATAATAAAGTAATTGAAACATGCAAATTTGTTTTTGCTGTTGATGAATCGATAATGTCTGATGAAGCAATGAAATCTACAAATGAATTTCCAGTTATTCAAAAAGCAATTGAAGCTGGAGAAAAACTTGAAGGAAAAGATATCGATGGAATCATTGCAGCAGGAGCGAAAGCTGACGCAGCATTAGTAGAAGTAAACAAAAATAAAGACCAAATTGGGATTTTGTCCGGAAATATAACGGATATTAAAAAGACTGCTGATGGGTCTTTACCCAAAACAGGTGGAACTATGACAGGTGAAATTATCATTGATAGTGGTGCTCTTATGCGATTTAAAGGAGTTGGAACCGATCCGGATTGGGCTTTCCGTAGGGATGACGCG